CTTGCACAATCTCCTTTAATTTCACCATCTGTACCTACGCGAACCCAATCACCCTTTGGGCCTTTACCAAACCACTTTCTTAAATCTTCTTTTATTTCTGGTTTCTCGTGGACATACCCCCTCTTATCTAAAGCGACATGTTGCATGTAAGTATTCGCCTTAACACCTTTACCAGTTTTAGGGTCATACATCATATGTGGTTTGAAATCTTTTTCGTCCTTGCACTCAGTAGCAAGTTTAGCGGCAATCGCCATCTCTCTGCGTTTCTTTTTGGATTTGCCTTTGAACTGAGGTGCATCACTCTTGTAAAAATCTTTAATGACATCACCCATGTCCATTTTGTCTATATCTTCTCTGGGGCCATATCCTTTCGGTGTCACATCTTTTACTGTAAACTTGACTTTTGGTTGTTTCTTATCTGCTTTCCAATCACCAGATTTCCAAGAACCCTTCTTAACATTTCCGTCCTTGTCAAAATGTCTCTTGAGATGTGGTGGTAATTCTGCTTCTTTGATATCGCGTTGTTGTTTCTGGTCTTTAATCCACGCCTTGGCAAGTCTATGTTTTGGGTGTTGTCTTGACCATGTGTGTATCTTTCTATATACCGTCAAAGCACCTTTCTGATAATCAGCACCTTCTGAATTATCAACAATGAAGAAATTACCACGGAATAGGTTTTGGAATCTACCTATATTCTTTTGTACTGATTTCCACATTGGAGTAATTGCAGATGCTCCCAATGTTCTGGTTCTTGCTTTGTCTCTACCCACAGCGGTATCTAGGTCTGTGTTAACCATTATCATGGCAGTCTCATACCCTAGTTTTTCTAATTCTTTTTTCTGTTTTGATATTTTGTCGTACTCTCTGCCAGTACCGTCAATAACTAATCCAAGTCTTCCCACTAGATAGTTATCTTGTCTTTTTTGTGTAAGTAATTTAGCGCGGTCTCTGAGAGATTGACCTTTTGTTGAAAATATGTCCGCTGCTTTCATAGATAAATTAGCGTTTTTTAATGCGAGTTCAAATTGTTGGTCAGAATTGACTATCTTGAACCCTAATGCGTTTAGTCCTGTTTGCCCAACCATGAAAGACTTACCAGAACCAGGCCCGCCGGCAAGGAAAACTGCTTTGAAGATGGCAGGGTCATTAACTCCCTCTTCAAGCTCAGGTATGTCTACAAAGTCTGCAAAGGTCTTTTCCATAGTAACACTATTTATAATATTTTAATTAGTGTCGTAAGGTGGTTTACTATCATTTCAGCAAATACTTTAAGTTTTTCTTCCTTAATATCTGCCTTTATTGCCTCTACATCTGTAAAATCTTGGACTAGTTCTTTATACTCATCTGGGGACAACATTCCTTCGTCCAATAAATTATTTAACTCTTTTAACTTATCTTCATATTGTTCTAAGAGTTTCCCCTGTGTTAGTTCGAGCGATTCCTTTGACATCGACATTATTTTCTCCTACTACCACTCACTTCAAGAGCGCGGTCTGTTACTTCATTTATGTTTCGCCATTTCAGATTGCAATAAGCATCAGATGGCGATTCCCTATCATGCAATTCACCAACCAAGTCATAAATTTGGTGATAAATTTCAGCATTATTTCCATTTAATGTATGTTCCGCGTATTTAGACAGAAATGCAGACCTCTCGTATGCCTCGTGAATATCTTCTTTTGAACATTCAGTAGATTCCGATATCAAATTTAAGCGAACCAATTCACTAAACTCAGAACTATCAAATCTATCTGGTAATCCACCGCTTATTGCACTACATCCCACAATACCTAATACCATCACAGATGGTAACCACATATACATAAAATTCTTCATTAGACTTCCTCTAATTTACTCATTAATCTTTCTGCTCTATTGGTGACTTGTTCGTACCATTTAGAATCGCGTCCTTCGATAGCAGCTTGTTTCCAATCCTGTTTTTCTAATGCCCTATGCATATTCTTGAACTTACTAAGTCTCGGCAGACCCATATTGAATGTCATATTAATAAGGATATTTTGGACTTCCTCGGGCCACTCACAAAATCCAGACCAGCCGTATATGTTAACTGCATCTCTACAGGCGATTCCGATATCTTCTTTGAAGAGTTCGATGACTCTTTCTTCTGAGACTTCATCTCCGACTTCGAGTTCCGCTTCGGCATCTTCTGGTTTAATGAGATGGCCGATTCCACAGGTGGGATACCCAAGGTGGTCAAGATAGACTTCATATTTTACTCCTTCATCTACTTTCAGTTGTTCAAGAAGTTCCTCGCGTTCTGCAACTTCTTCATAATATTCATCTGGTAAATCAGATGGGTCTTGAATGCCTGGCCCATTTTCTTTGAATCCATATAATCCCCACTTACCGTCATGCGGGGCATGTTCCTCATAGAATGATAACCCTGTTGTGGGAAGTAACCCCTTTAGATATTTTGACATAATTTATCCTCTTAAAAATTGTGAAAAAGTGTGATGTTTATCCTCTTTTAACTCCATTCCCTTTTTCACATCTTTAAACAAAGCTTGAGACCCACTATAACCAGCGGGCAACCCTCTTTTGAATGAGTTAAAATCGTTATTCTTTGCAAATAGTCTCATCTTACTAGCACTTATACCTGTTACGCCTTCCGCGTCTGGGTCTCGTTGACCAGCAGAGATAACATCTATTTCATCAAATTTAAAATCTTTACCGTTGTATCTGTCCAGTATTCTCTGGAATTCTTGAACCCTATCAGAACCAGCAACCATAATAACCTTGTCATACTTTCCTGTAAGTAGACCTAACTGTTTTATGAAGTTTGGATTAACTCTATCAGATGCCTTGAATTTAGTTCCTGTAAACATCTTTTTAAGATGGGCAACTTTTTTCTGTGGTGTTAGTGGATTCTTGTGTTTATCTTGACTGTGACTAACCACAATAAGATGGTCTGCTCTTTCTCTTTGAGCAAGTTGTTTTACTTTCTGGATAAGTTTTCCGTGTCCCGCCGTGGGTGGGTTCATCCTACCAAATGCATATACTAATGTTTTCATCTATCCCACGCCTTAATCGCTGTAAAATTATTATAACTGAATTCCATTCTGTCTACTAGTTTGACCGCGTTACCAGAAACCCTATCTATAGCAACATATCCTTCTGGATTTGTAACTTTAAATCCCTGTTTGGTTCTAACAAAGGTATCCATTAACTGTTTTACTCTATTCAATTTACTAACGATTATCATTTTCGCCTCCACCATAGAGTTCTGAAAATTGATGACATTTGTAAGAAGAGCATTATACTTGGATAATTCTCTTAGAGTTTCAGTCTTTCTTTTTTCTAGTTGACTCTTAGATTTCTCCGTCTTTAACTTATTTATCTCTGAATCAAATTTGTCTTCTACCCATTTCGCGTATCCAGAAACATGTGCGGATACATTAGATATCTTTGCACCTACTTTTACTTTTGAATTGTTATAGGTTTTAATATTGGCGCCAACCATTTTACCAGTAAACCCATTTTGAAATTTTAAGAATCTGCCTAATTGTGCTGAATTTATTTTCTTGAATATTCTACCACATTGCGATAGTTTTGTAGTCACGGCGGCGGTTTCTGTTTTTGTGAATGTAGAAGTTCCACTAGTATCTCTATAACTAGCATCATCCATCCAGACATTTTTTGATTTTCTGAGACCACTAATGTTTACACCGAAAGATGCCTTCATACTTTCCAGTGTGTTACCAGTATATGTAGTATGCCACACCACACCAATTTTAGCCGCTTTGATTTTCTGTTCCAGTTCTGACATTTTTGGAACAGCATAGACTATAGTGTTTGGTTGGAATGTGGTGTATCTTTCACCATCAATGGTCTCGGATTCAAGTGAACCAGAAGTGAACATCAAATCACCCTGTAATACACCCTTGATTCCGAGTTTGCTAAATTCTTGTAACGCGATTGTGAAGGCGGGTTTTAGTGCTTGTGGTAATTTACTGTCTTTGTTTATCTCTTGTGTGGACTTATATAATAGTGGTGTCTTGTTGAATACACCTTTCTTGGCAACAAAGAATTTACCATCGCTGGGGTCTGTACCAGCAAATATAGCGGGAGCACCGTCCCACTTGACTGTCATGTTTACGGATGAACGAGAACTTCCCGACAGCATATCTCTCAATGACTGTAGGAAATTAATTGCACCACGAGCTCCACCTATTCCGAAATTTAGTATTTCGTCTTCTAGATGTTCAAGATGTAGGTTCTTGCCCTGTGCATCTTCTTGTAAGTATGATAAAAACCCTACCATTATTCCTTTCCATAAACATTATGTTTTACACTATTTATAAAAAACCTTCTAGGCGTCTTCTGGCTGGGGTTTATTTTTCGCGCTATTTTTGTTAGAAAAAGCGTTTCCTTTTTTGAGCGACCTTAATTCAGCACGAACTGACTTGAGTTCTGCCTTAGCTTTCAACTTCTCCTTTATCTCGTGGTCTAAACCAATCTTCTTTTCTTCATAGTTTTTTAGAAGTATCTGTACATTAGCATTCGCTTTAATTAACTGGTCACGCAAGGCAACTCTCGCCGCTTCAGCAACTGCAAAGTTTTTTTCTAAAAGTTTCATTTGTGCAAAGACTTTCCACTTCTCAATGTAGTCAAGTTCTAAAGCATGTGATAGTGCCTTGACAGTTTCAGCATCTAAGTCTTCATCATATAGTTCATCATCAAGCATCAATTTTGGATTGAGTGTTTGCTTTTCTAGGTTTAATTCTTCGGGGGGTTGAACTACGAATTCCTCACCTTCAAGAATCTTTTTTATTTCCGTCATAATTTACCTCATAATTAAAAAAGGGGACTCTGTGTCCCCTTTATTTATACAACTTTTACTAATCTATCTCAGAACAAACCACAGCATTATTTACTATATTACATTGTATATTTGAACTCGTTGTAGTTGTAGTTGTTGTTGTATTAGTTAAGGGATTAGTGAGCAACTGTCTAAGTTCTGCAGCCCAATCGTCATTTATACCAAGTATCGTTGTGTTATAATTGGTAGACATGGCGTTTAGGGCATCGAACCCTTCCGTTGCAACTGTACCCAATTGAGTATAACCAGCAACTGCGGTTGTACCTATTTGAGTAAATCCACTAACACTTACCTCTTCCAAGGATTCAAACCCAGCGATTGCTACATCTTGAGTTTGTCCTCCAGCGATGTTTAGAGCATCGAACCCAGCAAGTCCCATATCTAATAGATATTGAGAATTTGCCTGTCCAGATGTTGCCCATTGTTCAGCAAGACCTACATATGTTGCTTGTGTACCCAACTGAATAGCTTGCTGAGATTCAAAACTTGCGAGTTGAATATCCTTACTGTTATTCGATTGAGTCTTAGCGAGGTCTGTTTGAAACCACAATCCACCTAAAGTAGTCATAGAGGGAACCATGACTTGCGCCCATTTGAGGGCATCACTTTCAATGAATTGAGGAACTATCGGGTCTTCTCTAGTCAAAGCAATTGCCATAACAGCGGCACTAGCAGCACCAGAATCACCAGACAATGCAAGTTTTGAAAGTGCATCGTATCTTGCTTCTTGTACTACCGCCTGTGCTTCTGCGGCTCTTCGCATCGCGTCATAATATTCCGTGCCACCTGTGGCACATCCTACCGTCAAGACAGTCACTATCAATGCGACCACCTTTAAGGTGCGAGACATAATTAAGTCCTCTTTTCGTCCATGAATTGAGCGTGCCACTTGAGTTGACACATCCCTATTTATCATTCTTTGGACATCGACTGGCGTATTTTCTTCGCTACCTTTCTGTGTGCTACTGATTTTGAGTCTTTTTTACCAAAATCTTCCGCCATTGGACTACTAGGATTCGCATCCGCAATCTTTGATAGTACATCATTCATACCGCCATCCCTCTTCACGCGGTCTCCCACGCCTCCCTTATTGATATTGGGAGCAGTAGGAATCTGTCTCATATGTTTGTTTTTCTTTAACCACGCTTCTTTATCTGATATCTTCATCAAAACATCAAATACTTCACCGTTTTCAGTATTTTCTATTGTGTAAATGGGCATTAAAAACTTCCCCTATAATGTGTTAATAAACCTATGAGAAGAAGTGCGGTACTGATAACATTCATAATAATTATTGCCCTATCTTTCCATAGAATCCCAACATAAGTCCAACCAATCATACCCACAAAACCAAACCACATATCATAAATGCGTGGATAATCAGCAGCGCGTATTGAAAGAGCAATCAAAATCAAAATAGAAGAAAACCATTTTACATACCAACTGATATCATATTTTGGTGTTGCTGATTTAAAAATCCGTTTAGAATTTTCTATTTCTTCGGGGGTGAATTTTGGTGACACCTCTCCCTCCTCTTTCTTTTCCTCTTCTAAAAAAAGTTCTAGTTGTTTAGGGTCTCCGTCACTCATCTCTGTTCTGATATAATGCTTGTTCTACTTTAGGCAAACCCAGAATGTGTCTTGCTTCATCCCGAACTTCTGCCGTGACTGCATGACCAAAACCTTCTGGGTCTAACATCCTAGATATAAACTTATATGCGTCTAAGATGTTTTGCGCCATAGGTTCTTTATCGTCTGGCCATTTACTTATCTCTTCTGAGATTTCTTTTAATATCGTATCACTCATAAAAATTCATCCTGTAAATAAAGGTTGAGGGGCGTTTTCATTCCCCTCGCGGATGTTCGGTCATCAACCTATACAGACTTTAGCAGGCATCCTGTATTCGCCTTAAAACTATGAAGCGTTTTGAAGTTTTTCCTCTTCCCACTCCAAGTCATCAAGTTCATACTCAAAATCATCTTTCGTATTTTCAGCATCCCTTTTCATGTCTTCAAATGGTTCTACCAAATTGTACATGGCAGATTCCAGATTGTTAACTGCCTCACGAACTTCGTTGATTTTCCATTCAAGTTCTTTCTTCAGTTCTTGACTTTTTTCGAGACTCAACTTCTGTCCCAAAGCATCGGCAATCCCTTCAACAGCAAGATAAATGTCACTAGGAACATCATTGTACTTGATAACTTTTGTTTTGTCATTCACATTTTGAACAGCAGAATCAATATTATCAACAATTTCTTCCCATTTATTTATCTGGGTTTTGAGATAACCTTTTTCAGCAATTATGTCACCAATCATTCTCATTCTCCTACCGTAAGTACTGAGGGCCAGTCCATCTTACCCAACCAGTTCCTTTGCCTTCCA